AGCATCGTCATAAATAACACCAGTATAGCCCTGCTCACCATCTTCATATCGGTTGTTATCAATAATAAGACTACCATTTCTGCCAGGGACTGCTATTTTTTCAACGGATCTTTTAGGCGCACTATCAATCTCTTTGGGAAAGATATATGCGCCACAATCCAATGACGATATGCTATCAAAAACAAAGTAGTTATGTATCATGCTGTTGCTCCTATTGATACTACCTGATCCCTAAGTTTATTTGCTACTATTCTCGCAATTTCCTCTTCATCCTGACCCTGAGCACCATATACGTTTATTATAACATGGTTATCACTGGCCGTTTCACCAGTTTTTATATCGGGGGCGGTAATGAGATTGCCAAAATCAAATGCATCACTTACTGTATCAAGCAACATACCTTTATTGTCCTTAATACCTTGAGCAAACAGATTCATCATATCAGGAGCATAGGTATGAAAATTTGATAAGGGTCCAATTTCCGGCTCTGAGAACCCAAGCAAACCTTTAATCCCATCAGCAATGCCGGTTACTGTATCCCACAAAGCGCTTGCTTTTTCAGTAATTCCGCCAATGAAATTATCAATAAGATCCCTGCCCCATTGCGCTGCTTCTTCTATCTTGCTAACGATACCATTTCGAACGTTATCAATTATCTCAGCACCAGCAGAAATAACCCTGCTCAAGCCATTTCTTAAACCAATTAAAAACTGATCTACTATACCAATTGCAGCTTGAACAATTGAACCTAGCATATTTACAATACCCTGAATTAACGCACCCACAATCTTTATGCCATTTTCGATAAATGTAGGCAATGATGCAATGAGTGTTCTTGTAATCTCAAAAATAAGGCTCATTACTGCCGTTACAAGCGCTGGCAGAGCTTGTATAAGACCATTAGCAAGAGCAAATATAATCTGTATTGCAGCAGCTATAAGAAGTGGTAAGTTTTCAATGATTGCTTGTGCTAATGCTCCTAATAATTGTACTGCTGCGTCAACCAGCATAGGCAGATTGTCAACGATGGCGGTAACAAGGTTTTGAATAATTACCGGGATGGCTTCAATAAGTGCCGGCAATGCCTGGATAAGACCATCAGCAAGCGCCAAAATAATAGCAACTGCCCCCTCAATAATAGGTGTAAGGGTATCAGGGCTTGAAATCCATTCTGCAATGCCAATAATAAGATCCGTCAGACCAGTGATTGCTGATGGAAGATTAGTAACTATGCCATTAAAAAGCATTTCAAGCAAGCTTGTGCCTGCGCTCAATAATGCCTCACTGTTATTAGCAATTTCATTGCCAAGAGATTGCACAAGTGTCACAACACCCTCTGCAAGCTGAGGAAGAGCACTAACCAGACCTGTTGACAACTGAACCACAATGTCTACTGCTGCCTTTGCAATAGTAGGTAGATTGTCAAGAATGCCCTTTCCAAGAGCCTCAAGAAGCTGATTACCTGCATCAATGGCCACAGGTATCATTTCAATAACTTGGTTTAAACCATCAGACAATGCTGTCCCTACAGCGCTCATCATACCTTCAAGGCCACCTTCTTTTAAGCCGGCGGAAATATCTTGCATTGCAGTTGAAGAAAAACCTAAAAATTTTTGATAAGTAGGCATAAGCTCCTCACCAATGGTTACTTTTAGATTTTTAAAAGCTTCGGCTGTCTGCAAGGCCTGACTTTCAGTTGTAGCATATCGTGTATTAGCCTCATTCTGTAAGGCTACATTTTCTTCAAAAGCAGTATTAGCCGTATTTACCGCACTCGTCATTGTATCTGATGCAAGAGCAAGCGCTTGCAACATATTGCTTTGACGAATACCTTTGAGACCCATTTCATCAAGCATCATAACAACGCTCTGATCTGCCTCGTTCATTTCACCGAGACCGCCAATAAAAGCCTGTATTGCTTTGATAGGTTCGCCCTTCCATGTCTCTGCAAACTCTTGTGCTGTCATGCCTGATACGTCTGCATATTGGTATAAGCTCTCCATTGCCGCAAGAGCCTCATCATCTAATGTCTCATAAGGCTGACTAAGGTAAGGAAGTGCTTCCTCTACTGCTTTTGTCATGCTTGCCATAGTCTGAGCCATAGCAGTACCACCAGCTTCTGCCTGAATACCTACTGACGACATAGCAGTAGATAGGCCAAGAATATCGGTAGCGGAAAGACCGGCTATTGTTCCTGCTGACGCAAGACGTGTAGCCATAGCAGTAATATCAGCCTCAGTTGTTGCAAAATGGTTTCCAAGATCAACAATAGCTGAGCCGATTCTGTCCATATCAGTAGGTTGAAGCCCTGCAATGTTACCAAATTTTGCAAGCGCACTGGCAGCCTCTTCTGCATTTAAGTTGGTAGTGTCACCAAGCATTATCATTGTCTCGGTAAACTTTTCAAGGCCTTCAGCGCCAGTTACACCCAGCTGTCCGGCAATTTCCATTGTGGCAGCAATATCCTCTTTAGAGGATGCCATTTTTGTAGAAGCCTCCATTATCCAGGTGCTTAGGTCATCATACATACCTTCGTACTCTTCGGAAACTGTTTTACGAACACCTGTAAAGGCACTCTCATAACTAACGGCTGCATCCATAGATGATTTTGCAAAACCTGTGGCCGCAGTAGTTGCAGCACCAAGGGCAATTCCACTAACCTTTGCCACTACTCCCATGCCTTTTGCAATTCCACTTGCTGCGCCACCAACTAAAGATGAAAAACCACTTGTTTTTTTGCCTGCATCATCCACTTTTTTTGAAAAAGAATCAGTATCTCTTTCAGCATCTTTCATGCCAGCTTCAAAATCTTTTTTATCAAGTTTTAAAACACCAAATAACTCAAATGCTGTCATTGCCATAATTTATCACCCAAAATTTAATCCTGCGTGCTTGATAATATCAGCAGCAATCTGTTCTCCTGATCTCGTTTCAACTTTTCTTGATTTTAAGCATTCCTCAAATGAAACTGTTACATATTTATTTTGTGGCGCAAGCTGCAAACTCTTAGTAACATAAATACGGTATGCCTCTTCACGATTGTTCTCGTCAATTCGTGCTTCGACATACCGTAAAAATGGCTTTAATTCTCGCTTGCCTCTGTATTCTCCATAACAGAGCCAGAAGATTCGCTTTGCTGATTCTCCTGCGCCGCATATCCGAAAAAAGCTTTCATATCACTGCGCTCTCCGATTTCCGTAAGCAATGCAACTAGCCTTACGACTACATTTAGACCATTTAAAGGGGCAGGGTCAATTCTCAAAAGTATTTCCGCCGCATCTTTCTTATGAGTCCTCAAAATCGTCTGTGCTATTTTGAGTTTTGATTCGCCACTTTTTACTACTTTTCTTACCTCTTCATCAGTAAGTATCTCACCGATAGGGTCTAAAAGATCCGCCCATAATTCGATTGCATCATCGCCCTGATAATCTGAAAGTCGCTTCATATTTCAAATCTCCTTTTTTCTTTATGCTGCCTCAACAATAACTGTGCAAGTATCTGAGTATGTTACACCATCCACAGTGATTGTCGCTGTGATGATTGCATTGCCTGCTGCTACGCCGGTAACAACACCACCTGCCACTGTTGCAACGCTTGTATCACTTGAGGACCATGTTACTGTTTCTCCTGTGGGAATTGTAGCAGCCGTAAGTGTTATATCGTCACCCTCTGCAACCTCTATTGCGTGTGTATTGATAAGGATACTAGGCTTTACATTTTCGCCACCCTGCTTAATAAATACCTCATAAGGCACCTGATCCTGAGCATCCATTGAATAATGACCTGTAAATTCAAATGCAAACTGCCCCTTTGCCTTATCACCTGACTGAATCTGAAAACCGCCGGTATTAAGCGCATTTATCATGTGGATTGCCACAAATCCTGCACTGTTGCCCGTGTTCTGATCAGAATAGTCACCGATCCACCAAAGATCAACAAAATCTGTTGCAAGTAGCTCATTTCTTGGAATGATATGTGTTTCGTCAAGTGAATCTACATCAGCAACTGCCACAAGAAGCTTTGTTGTACCTGCATCAAGTGTAACAAATGTACCTGACATTGATACACTATGGCTATCAAGCTTTTTAAGCTCCTTCATATTCTTGGGACAGTTATCAATATCTTCACCAAAATCGGTGTACTCAATATCATCTTTAAAATTTACACCCCCTGTGGTTGCACCCAAAAGCTTGCCAATTGTTCCCGTTGTAGGAACAAAAGAATCTACCAAAATACCGGCATTAAGCTGAATATTCTGAAAGGTAGTAACGGGTATCTGTGTGTATTTCATTATTCTTACCTCCTGTTAGTCTAAAAATTCTACTAATACACTTAGTACAATTCTTCTTATCATATCATCTGATGGCTCACTCATGCGCTGCG